CTTCATTAGTTTCATCTATAACTTTTTGGGGATAAGGGCCTACTGGAAGATCGGACACATCTTGTCGATCCGCATAGTTAATTGTGCGAACACTCAAGTCTACTTCTGGGACTCTTGCATAATCTGCGACACCGACTACAACTTTTTTCAGTTTACCCCATTCATTTTGACTTTTCATCTTATAACTCCTGTCACTTGAATCGCATATCGATCTTTCATGCTAAAATTATAAAAAGCATGTATTTCATCATATTCCCAATAGAAACAATCACCAGCTTTCCATTTACAGTATGTGGTATCTTTAACTTGTAAAATTTGACCTGGAGAACTATCTTCCAACATTACCATACATCTCATCACTTTGTCCGGATCTACATCATTTATTTCCACATATTTGCCGTACAAATCCGTGTGAAGAGGTAGGTATTGTCCAGGTTTAAAGTAATTAACTGCAGTAGCGACTTTATCCCAAAAATTAAAGTGTGGAATAATATATTCGTTTATGCAATCAGGCATACGATTAGGTAATTGATACTTATACATCGATAGTTTCTCTTTATTATGTCCAGAATCCAAGTATCGTTTTACCAATTCCTCGTCTTTATGAGTCGTTAAAATATAGTTAAGACCATAAAAGTCTTCGATATTCCATTTTGGTTTTATATGATCAATCATTTGAATACCGACATTTTTGTTAGATCAGGATAATCCCTATGGCTCCATTTTTTACCGGGAATTTTTTTCCGATCATTTAGTAATTCAATTCCCGTTTTTGCCACCTCAGGAGTCATGTAATAATGATACCCCATAGTAGTTATATCCTGTTCTGCCCAGGGAAGACTGAGATCACGACCATCGTAGGACATTTTTTTTAATTCACGACGATCATCTTTATTTGACAAAAGAATCATGCCACCACGACCGAGACTCAGGTGTTTCTTGAACTGAAAACTTAAACACATGAATGTATTAGAAATGTATGTGTTTTGTCCCCAAAGTACGGCAGCATCAATAATATTTGTAGATCCCAAGTGGTAGTAATCAAACCAATCATCCTCTTTCCAAGTCCAATTCAATCCAAGTTTCATGCAGGTCATTGGAACAGAAAGATATGTTCTTTTTGGAATGGTAATGCAGTCAGACTTCAAGTATCTAAAACAAAGTTCCAGAGCATGGGTACACGAATCAGTAGCCACTGCATATGGAGCTCCAAAAAACTCTGCAACTTGAGATTCAAATTCAGTAACGTACTCAAACATTTTCTAATTCCTTCGGTGTAATTATTTTATCATTGGGTTTACCATAAGTAAAGAATTCTTCTAGAGTATATTCATCTCTGAGTTGCGTCCACCACTTTTGATATGCTTTATAAGAAAACTGTAAGTCGGTTCTTTCTTTTTTTCTATCAATATTTTGAGCCCAACTGCCAAGATTTTGATTTACAGAAATTAAAGGAATACAATAAGTTTTTCCATTATGACCAAGAAAATAATCTGTTGTAAAATTTGGCATTCCCAGTCCACCGTAACAATCTATAGACTTATTTGACCATTTAAAATTGCAAATTTTTTGAGATAGGTCAAATTTACCATCTTTGTAATGAAGACTTATAATTTTCTCTGCATATCTCCTATTAATTAGAGAAGCACCAGTATCATGTCCAGATAAAATAGGATGCAGAAAACAAGGAACGAGTTTCTCATTTTCAAAACTCATTTGAATACAGTCCCAATCATATGGGATATTATTCATCAAATATTCCCAATCAAAATGCCAGTGTTCAATAAAACTAAGATCATAATCATCTTCCATAATGATAACATATGGATCACTACTAATTTCCAACCAATTTTTAATATTAACTAGATGAGCAACAGTTATAGAAATCTCTGCGATGTGCCAGTTCTTTCTTTTGTAATCTTCAGGAAATGGATTCAAAATAACTAGGTCTTTCCAATAATCTTCATATGTTGAAAGTTGAAACTTAGATCCAGACACTGCTGTATAGTCTTTGATTCCCCAATAGTCGTACTGAGTTCGAGTGTATTCTAATTTATCGGGTCTTTCGTCAATAGTTGCCACGATAATATGAGGAAGACCTTTTAACTTATCTTTTAAATTCATGATTAATTTCTATAATTAATTCTTTTTTTCTGGAGGAATTTAAATAAAAAATATCATCTAAAGTATAATCTGAAAATTTATTTTTCCACCAATCCAAGACCAAAATATCACAGTTTTTTGACATATGATTTATTTTCCCATTCCTATACCCGTCACTTATAAAATTATAGTTCGTGGTAAAAATGGGAATTGAGTACGTTATTCCCACCTGATATAAAACAAAATCTACAGATTGATAATGATATTCTGGCCAATTTGTGTATCCATAATTGGAATATAATTTAAATTTATTATCAGTATAATGAAGTTCTATCAGTTTTTGTGCGTATGATCTATTAATAAGTATACAAGCCGTAGAATGATTATTTCTCGACCATTTGGACAAATTCATTCTAACAAATTTTTCTCCAATGATATGAAGTTGAACACACTCCCAATTGCAAGGTAGGTTATCAACAAAAGTTTTCCAATCGAACTTCCAATAGTTTGAGGACTCTAAACACATATCATCCTCAACCATTAAACAGGTTTCGGAAACATTAGAATTATACCAATCAATTATACCATGAATTCTATCAATTAGAGTAGCAAGAAACCATACTTGAGTTCTAAGTTTATCAGTAATAACTTTAGACTTCCATTCTTCATAATTTTCAACAGAATATCTGGAAGAATTAATTCTTTGATAATTTGTTATCCCATAATCTGAAAATTGTTTTTCCAAATATTTTCTACGATCTGTTCTATAATCGAGATTAAAATAATATATTGGAGGGATTCCTTTTAGTTGTGACATTAATGACTTATAAATTCTATCATATCACAATCGTTTTCTTTTCCATAAGAAAAAAAATCTTTCAGAGGAAAATTATCTCTTTTATTCTGCCACCAATTATAGTATAAATCTCTACAGATGAAGTGATGTTTTTTTGGAACTTTATCTAAATAAGGATTTTGAGTTATTAGTGGCAATTGATATGTTTTTCCTAAAAAAGGAAAAAACGTATCTAGAGAGACCACTCTATATTTTCCACTAAATGGATATTGGCCGTACTTACGAATCAACATATATTTTTCCTTAACATAATGAAGATTGATTAATTTTTGAGCAAAATGTCTATTGATTAAAACAGGACCAAAAGCACTTGTCATATCTTTTGGGTGAAGAAAAAACTTAATGTAACTGGATGATTCAAATCCAAGTTGAATACAATCCCAATCATAGGGTATATGATTAATTAAATATTCCCAATTAAAATGCCAATATTGAATTAAATTTAAATCATAATCATCTTCCATAAGAAGAAGATGTTTTTCATCGGTTGTATCTAACCAATGCCGAATAATTTCAAGAGTAGATAACGTAATTGAAGCCGCTAACCGATGGTGTTTTTTTGTGATCGTTTGTGGAAAATGAAGTATGTCTTTCCACTCATTATAGTTTTCCACCAGATAATTTGATCCAGAAAATCTGGTTACATTAGTAATATCCCACTTCTCAAATTGTTTTTCCATATATCTTCTTCTATCTAATTCGGAATCTAAATTTAGATAGTAAATACTAGGAATTCCTTTAAGTGTATCAGACATACCAGGTAATAATTGAATATCTAGTTCCACTAATTACGGGCATAATTTCATGAGGGAACATAAAATTGGATGGGAACATAATAATAGATCCCCTTGCACCTTTAATGATAATTTCTCTATCGAAAAATGCAAATTCACCTCCAACATAATCATCGTTCAAAAGAAAGGAACAACTTACCGATCTTTGTTGTTGTTTAAATGAATCTGTATGTTGGGTATAGAATTGACCTTCGTTATATCTTAAAAGGCCATATCCAGTATCAATATCTGAAGCTACTTCAGGGAACAATTTTCTGTATTCATTAATTGCATTAGAAGCACAAAGATAAAAATCTTCATCTATTTTCTTTCTAATATCAAAGTTTTTTTCTATTACTGCTTGTTCAGATATACCAATGATATCGCAATTTCTAATTGTATTATCAACATTTCCACCGCCTACACTAGTTGGAATCCAAAAACTACAATCACGATACTCTTCTAAGATTATATTACATAGTTCTTCAGAAACAACATTATCTAAAGTAAAAATATATTCATCAAGAGATTGCTTACTTCTGGTAGTAATAATTTTTGTTTCAGATTTGATTACATCAACTGATTTTTCAACTACAGAACTTGTTTCAACACTTTCATCTATTACTGGTTTATGTTTTTCATTAAGTTTATCAAAATATGCGTAAGAACAATCTCCTCTACTTCTTACGTAATGTAAAAAGACTTGACTATAATACTCTCCTTGATAACAATCTCTCCAGTGAGGAGCAATTTTACCCAGATACACCATAGCATCTCCAGGACTTAGTTCAACGGAACGATGTTCTCCAGACGGAGTTTCAATCCATATAGGCCAAGGAGAGTCACCATGCAAATGAAGAGTTAGTGATATTTCACATGCATCTCTATCAGTATGACGTACTAGTTCACTTCCATTCTTATATATCCTTGAGTAAGCATAAGTTGGTAAAACGGTTTCGTCAATTGCTAAGGAAACTTCTGGAGTTTTTTCGCAAAGTAACTCCAAAAATGAAATATAATTGTATGCAGAATAAGAATTTGGAGCTTGTTCGTCTCCTTCCAAATTATTCTCTTTACAATGTTTTAAAAACTCAAATGAAAGATCAGTGGACCTTTTATTTGCAATAAAATTTTTTAAAACAATATAATTGTTTTCAAGTAATTGTTTATTCATACTGTATATTTAATAATCTAGATTTAAATTTCCTTTAAGAGTTCTTCAATATCATAGAATAGATCCTCTTCCTCTTCTTCATCCGTTTCTTCTGTAGTAGAAAGGTGTGTTTTATTATGTTCGAAGAGGAATTGAGCTTGTATCATTTCCTCTTCTTCTTTCTTAAGTCTTTCTTCTTCTAATAGTCTTGCTGCCAATATTTCTTCTTCTTCTTCCCTTCTTACGTTCCATTGTTCTACAGCTCTTTCAAAACTACAAATATTATCAACTCCTAATGAAGTGATCTTTAAATTTGGAGCATCTCCAATAAATTCAACCTCGCCCGTGCCTCCGTCATCGTCATCATTTCCATACCATTGAACTGCATGAATTTCTTTACCATCAATTGGTGGAAGCCAGGAAAGATCTATATTAGAATAACAAACAGAATTTACATAAACCGTTCCATCAACAGGTATAATTGTTACTCTCATATTTATTCTCCCGGTAGTGTAGGCGTGTTTGTTAATGGCATAACATTTACTGGTAAAATGCCGTTTTGTTGCATCATATCAATATATAGGTTTTTATTTTCATCGTTTGCTTTTACAACTTCATTTCTAAATGATTCTACAGCAGAGCCGGTATTTCTTTGTTGTTGAGAATTTTCAATCGTCAACATAGGCATCCAAGTAACAGCACAAGACCAATGATCTACATTTTCTCCTGTATTTGGATTCATTCCTCTTACATGCATATACCAAGAACACTTATGTTCTATACAATCTTTTTTAATCAGTGGACAAAAATTACCAGATTCATTCTTTTTCATATAAACAAAAAAAATAATAATTGTATTATATCACAAATTAAGAGAAACTACAAATGATAACATCAATATACTGAACTCTAAGGTCTATGTTTGTAGAGAAGTTGGCAGAACCAGACCAAGGATGGTTGTGAGAGTCTCCCGATCCATTATTAGCTGTTCCTGGAAATGTTCTACTCCATCCACTTCCAGAGGAAACATCACCGCCACCGGGGCTCAATCCAATAGACCCTCCGTTACCATGTCCATGTGATGGTAATTGAGGTGTACTCAATGTGACACTACCAACGGATCCACTTACTGGTATACCGGATTGACTTACTGGTCTAAGACTATTGGGGAAGACTGATGTGAATGAAGAACTGCCACCAGATCCACCCCCAGTTCCACTTACAACTCTAAGGGCTTTATCATTGTGTGCAGTGCTCTGTGCCCAACCAGTTGGCGCCGCTGATTGAAAAAATACCGCTACTGAATTTTGCGGAACTATTCCATACTTAGAATTCAGTGATGTACTATCACTAAATGTAATACCAGCCGCGGTTAATACTGCCATTTTATATCATCTAATTTACTAAAGTCTAATATATTTATCCATTAAAAGAACAGACAATAATATCTATATATTGAACGGCGATGCCAAGTGATGTGTTAACTGGTCCGCTACCACTAGAGGGATGAGTGTGTCCTGCATTTGAACCAGCGCCCCCGATTCCTCCAGTAGTTCTAATCCACTGGCCAGTCGCACCAGAAGGAACAGGACGACGAACATCCCCACCAGAATAACCAGTTTGGGTTCCATCGGGGTTAAATGTTGCTGGGTTGGCATTTAATCCAATTTCACCCCCATTACCATGTGCATGTGATGGTAATTGGGGTGTAGTGAGGGAATAATCACCAGTTCCGGTCGAAAAACTTAAACTCCCACTGATAGAAATATTACTCATAGTGGAAGTAAAGGAATTGGATCCACCACCTCCACCACCAGTTCCAGATACAACTCTCAATGCTTTGTTATCTTGAGTAGTAACCTTTGTCCATCCTGTAGGTGCATTTGCTTGATAAAAAGACCAAACAGTACTTATGGGGAAAATACCTCTCCTTGAAGTTAAAGATGTCCCATTACCAAATGTAATACCAGTTGCTGTTAATACTGCCATGGATTATACCAAAATATTATCTGCTTTTAGAATATTTATAAGTCAATATTTTATATCCGTTATTCTCTGGGTTTAGGTTTGTTGCACTCATTGCAGTAGTATGAGAATCCACTACGAAAGTATCTTACCACCTGGTAGTGGTCGCTGTCAAGTGGTTTGGTCTCGCCGCACTTACTACAAGTCCTTTCCGTAATGCTTTTTGGCTTTTTTGAGTTCTTTAAGTTCTGCTTTAATTTCTTTATATGCTGTTGACCCATCAATTTTACCGCCCATTTCAAGAGCAATAATGATGTCCACTCTCGTGCCGAAGTGAGCGAGTGCTTTCTCAAAATCGTCCAGTTCATACATCGTAATTAATTTGACAACGTTCGGCAATAATATCTATACGAGTATCCAATGAATTTTCCATTCTATAAAGTTCATTGGTAGTCTCTATGTTTTCTTCCTCTAATACTTTAACTCTTGTCTCAAGATCAACAATACGATTATAAAGTTCGTCAATCACTAGGGGATCTTCAAAACCCCATTTCTTTTGAAACCAATTTGTTGCAATCATAATTTTTTAATTAATAATCCAATGATCGTTTTTAAGGGTCCACTTAACCACTTCCGAAATGCGTTCCCTAACAGATTTTGCAGGTTTCCATCCCAGTTGTTTCATTTTATCACCATTCAAAGCATATCGCAAGTCATGTCCAGGACGAGAAGAATGGAAATCAATAAGTTCATAGTTTAGTTTTTTTCTTTGAACTTCAGCAATTATCTCCGCAAGCTTCAAATTATTAAGTTCCTCGGATCCAACAATGTTGAATTTAGGACACTTAATTTCGTTATGTGTAGTATCAAGTCTACCTGAATAGTTCAATAAAAATAAAACTGCAGAAGAAACATCTTCTGCATGAAGATAATGACGAGATCCTGGAATGGTTTTAGTATAATCGCAGTGAATAGTGACGGTTTCGTTATCACGGATCTTTCTAATGCACATCGGAATATACTTCTCTGGATGTTGACGTTCTCCAAATACATTCATAGTATGGGTAATATAAATCGGAAGACCATACGTGTTCTCATAGGCAACAGCAAGTTCTTCACCACCTGCTTTACTTGCGCTGTAAGGATTTGTAGAATTATAACGATCATTCTCTTTATATTTAATACCATCTGGTGCAGGACCAAAGATTTCATCAGTGCTGAAGTAAATAAACCTTTCTAAGTTGTCTTTCTGAGTTCTTGCGAACTCAAGAATATTACATGTACCAACTACATTATCAAGAACAAATTCGATAGGTCTTCTAATACTACGGTCAACATGTGATCCGGCAGCAAGATGCAAAATATAATTAACCGAACCAATTTGATTACAAAGTAACGAATTTAATTCTGATTTAAGATCATGATAGACTATTTTCACACGCTTGCGAACTTCAGGATCAAAAGAAACCATTAAATCATGAAGACGATTCAAGTTACCACTGTAATCAAGTCGATCTAGAGATATAATATCCCAATCAGTATGCGTGAGAAGATATCCAATAAGATGATGTGCAATGAATCCAGCGCCACCAGTAATAAGTACCTTTTTATTCACTACAATACACCTACCTCTTTTAGATATCTTCGATAAGCCATGAATCTACGAATAGAGGGTTGACCAGAAATGGGGCCTAAACTTTCGCAGATTTCACAATAACAGAGCCAATCATACCACGGAGTTGTCGGATCCAGTGCTGGATGTGGGCTTGTTTGAGTGTAGTTCTTTAAGGAGTTTAACCAATTTTGGAGTTTCATTCCATTCCCATACTTGAGTGTGCGTAGAATCTTTCTTTTGAATCGTGTAAGTTCTTTTAGCCATAATTTAATCTTTCTTTCTTTGTTAGTTTATCATACATTTGGGCTGTGATCAAGTTTTAGGTTTAGTTTTAATCACATCCCAAATTCTTTGGAACTCTGGAAAAGTCTCAATCACACTTTCATTTCTTTTCTTATCAAACTTCCTCATAGAATCTAAGAAAGCAGGGATTAATTTTTGTTCTTGATAGAGGTCGATATATTTTATTAAACTCTCATAAAAAATAACAGATCTCTTAGATTTATTAGGAATTAAAAAGTTATCAATGTGATTTCTAATATTTTCTTTTGCGGCTTCTTTTGTTTTTTTGTCTAAAATCCAGACGGACATTTCTCTTGGAGTTTGTAAAAAATTTAAGAAGAAAAAATCAATATCTTCTATCAAACCACTATTATAAAGATACTGGTGCAAATTAACAACATCAAAAATATTCAATGCTTGAACTGTACAGTCAAAGTGTAGTTGATGGGTTCTTTTTTTAGATCTAAATCTATCTTTAAATTGTTCTGCATGAGATATAAATCTATCCCAATTAAATCCTTTTCTGATCAATTCCCCTCTTGCACCAACACCATCAACACTAATGTGAACTTGCAAATCACTATTAAATTGGTCCCACATATCAAAAATATGTCTACCTTTATAGACAAGATTACTAAAATTACTATTGTATGCTAGAGTAACCTTATTGTTTCTACCCAGTTCAATCATTTTGTCAAGTATTTTCCAGTGTTCATCTATGATTAAAGACTCTCCTCCAGAAAAATATAGATGATTAACCATTTTCAGATATGGTTCTACTTCTTTATAAGTTTTTTCTGCAGCATTCCATCTACCAGAAATTTTACCAAACTGTTCTAATTCAAAACTAGAACTTGAAGTCCAACTACACATTCTACATTTAAAGTTGCACTTATTACTCAATTTTAAGTCCCACCAAATAAATCCGGGTTCATTAACTGTGTAGTCATCATTGGTTTCATATACAAATTTTTTATAGTATTGAAACAAATCACCATTAAAATCCTGTCTTAAAGAACTCTTTCCAGCAGCTTGATTATTATAACATACCTGACAACTTTTAGTTGGTACACCATTCAACATATTCTCACGAAGTTTTTTTATCGGCTCATCATTCCAAATTTCCCATAAAGATTTTTGTTTAATATCACCATAGGTATATTCAGAAACACAACATGGTTTAACCTCACCATCGTGTCTAATATCTAGAGCCATCCAAGGAGCAACACAAAAAACTTCTCCGTTTAAATCTACTTTACGTTTATCTATCATTGCGTAAAATCCTCTCTAATTCAGGAAAAACCTCTAATGAATTTTCATTTCTTATAACATCTAATCCATACATATAAGATCTAAACATAGGAATAAGATTATCCTTTTTTTCCGTCGATAATAATTTAAGAATTGACATATACTCTTGGATAGATTTCTGAGCCTTTGCAGGTACAAGATAATTCTGAATATGGTATTTAATTTTTTCACCTAACAACTTTCTAGATTCAGAATCAAGAATAAGTATAGATAAGATTTCTGGATTATGTAAAATGCATAAAGAGAAATCGTCCCAACTATTAATTATGCCCCTCAAATAAAATTCTTTGTGAGCATCCATAACGTGGAAACAATTCATTGCTTGGAAGACGCAGTTTATTGTAACTTTTTTATTTGGAAATCTATTTCTAAATTTTTTAAAATTATCCAAAAACTTTTGCCAATCAAATCCTTTTCTGATCAATTCTCCCCTTTTACCTATACCATCACAACTTATTTGCACATGAAAGTTTGGAAACTTTTCCCACAAATCAAGAACATTATTATCTTTGTATTTTAAAGTACTAAAATTAGTATTATAAGATATACCAACTGTTTTGTTTTTACCTTTTTCAATCAATTTATTCAAAATTGTATAGTGATGGTCTGCAATTAAAGGTTCTCCTCCAGCGAAATATATCTGTTCAACAATATCATACAATGGTTCAATATCTTCATAGACCATATCTATATTAATTTTTGGATACTCCCCCTCAATATTAAATTGTTTTCTCATTTCCTGTTCCCAGGAACTACTGTATCCTGGACCACACATTCTACATTTAAAGTTACAGATATTAGTTAGTCTGAAGTCCCAGTATACGAGATTGAATCTCTCAAATGTTCCATCCTCTTTTGTTTCTTTTACATACTTATAATGATCAGAGTAAACCTGATTAAAGGTTTGTCTTGGAGAACCGTGGCCAATTTCTTCTTCCTTGTAACATGCTGTACAATAACTGGATTGTTTTCCATCCATCATATTTCTACGAAGTTCTCTCATATTTTTATTATTCCAAATCTCTTTAAGAGATTCATTCATCAAAGAACCCATTTTAAAATCTCTAGATTCCCCATTGCACTCGGTAGCAATAACCTGCAAAGTGGAATCACCAAATCCTTCACTAACATTTTTTTCTATATCGCATATAGGCATTAGACAACATGGATAAACATCTCCATTAGGACCAATATTCATATGAGTCCAGGGAGCCATGCAAAAAGTTTTATTTTGATTCACCGGAAACGTATTCATTGATTTCTGTCCTCCTTTGATCTAATACCATCCCATACCTCTTGATCTAACCAATAATCACTGACATATTTAACATATTTTTTGTTAGGATCCTCATCGATAAATTTAAAAATATCAGGATTATTATAGTCAATTGGGAAATCTAAAAGTTCACTTACCCATTTCAAATAATACTGTCTATGCAAGAAAAATGCTTCATTGTCTAAAAAGTAAACTTTGAATCCATTCCCAATGATATTATTTTGATAATAATGCATTGCAACTGGCAAAGTAACTTCACCACGCACTCTCTTTTGTTGTTCTGAATTAATGTTTTGGTCTCTCACTATGATGCAAATTTGAACATCAATCCCTAAAGATTGTGACTTTTCTGCAAACTCTTTGATCTTTGGAGTATATCTTACTCCATCATAAAAGAAAGGGCAACTTACATTTGCCAACCAGTAATCATATCCTTCAAAGTCTTTTTCTGTCAACTCTTCTGGATTGACCCAGTACTTTGCAAAGTATTCTTCATCGCTGGGAACCCAATACTTATCTAAAAGAGATTTCCATCCACCTACCTTAGGGTGAGTGCTAAACACTCTACTAAAAAAATGATTTCCAGATCCTTGTGGCCCAGTAATGATAACTAACTTTTTCATAATGACTTCAATGTCACTCCAGTCTTATTGCAATTATCTAAAATGTATTCATCTACATGATGAATATACTTATCATTAGGATCATTAGATAAAATTTCATTCACTCTTGGATCATCCCATGCGATTGGGATATTAATATCTAAACTCTTTAAGTAATCTTGTTTATAAAGATACAATAACTCGTAACTCAGAAATACTGGGTTGGGAAACTCTGGAAGTTGTTTCATGAAAAGTGGTAAAGTACTTTCCCCTCTCAGACGATTTTGTTGGTGTCCTAATATATTTTGATCCCGACCAATCACCAATATTTGCGTTTTAATGCCAAGTTTTTCTACTTCGTTGGCGAATCTCATAATGTTTGGTTCCCATTTCTTTTCCCGAATACCAAGGGGAACACTAATACTTGTAAAAAAGTAGTCATGAGTAGACCAATCAAAGTCTTTAAGTTTTGATGGATCCTTCCAATGTTTACAGAAAGGTTCTGAGAATCTGTGAGCTTCCCAATAGTTATCAAGAAGAGTCTTCCACCCAAATACTTCTGGATGTAATGAAAATATTTTAGACCAAAGATGATTACCAGACCCTTGAGGTCCAGTAAGAATTACCATTTTTTTCATTTAAAAAATAACAAATAGATCAACTCTATCAGACAGCAATAGCAGTATTTTTATTACTGATCTCAAGAAGATCATAACGCATTTGTTCTACCATTGAAAGGATACGATCTTGAACATCTGCAGCACCTTCTACAAGTTTCTCAAGTTTCCAACCACCAATATTGGCATGGAATCCTTCATCCTTAGCAATTGCAGCGTAACGAGATGAGATGAACTCATCTTCTACACACTCAGCCATTTCGTTCCATACCGCCTCTGCGCGACCCTCAGCGACGAGTTGATATGCGGCAAGAG